GCGCTAGCATATGACGTGCGGGTCGCTCACACGATTATACCCATACCTATGTTTCCATAGTTGCATGAGTATTAAATCGAATCCTAAATAAGATTACAGGTCGGACTCTTACGAAATAAATCCTGTAAAATTAAAATAAATTATAAAGTAAAGTTTAGGGAGGAACAGAGCTCTCATTCAACTCGTACTTATAATAAACTGGCACACCGGTGAAGAACAACAGAGAAAAATCTTCACCAACTGCGTCATGCTGCGTGAAATTAACCCAATTACGGAACGGTGGATCATGATAAGTCTCCGACTGAGAATCCGTAAAATTCACCGTATGGGTATTACAATCCATCAAGGAAGCACTAACAGTTCGTGCGTGGGAAAAACGGTGCGGGTAATAATACGGCAATTCTACCTCAATGGTGTTGTTAATGCCCAAATTGGTGGATGCAGTACCATTTCCGGTGCTATTGTTAACCCTACAGTTTAGGGCCTTAGAAATGGCGTCCGTACCACTGGCAAATTGGTATGGTCGATACTGAAGTTTGCCGATATTCAACGAAGAAGTTCGTTCTCGGGTAACCAAAGGAGCTTGCTGCGACCCGGAAGTATTAAACATGTACTTCTTTCTAAAGGCGCCACGCACCCCAGCATAGGCCGGTGTAAACCAAGACGAAAAAGCAGTGGGGCAAATAGTAAGTGGTGTATTGAAAGGACCGAAAGCAGTATCAATACCAAAAGTATCCCAACCTGAATAATATGGCATATTTTTCTGTCTCAGGGTAATTATACGAAGCTCGTCATTCCCTATGTCAGTTGGATACCAGTATCTGGTTAACGTATACCGCTTGCAAAGTTCCCGAATAGAACACGGTGGGTCTCCATAATACACCAAATATGTCGCATCCTCCTGATCCGATTTCTTGGCAATTGTTTCCATTTCACCAGAAGATGTTGGTTTATCCGACATGGTACTGTTGCCAGTTTCGACATTAGGCGAACTACTCTGTGATTCAAGAACTTCTTCAAGTATCCCCGCTGCCTTTGCCAAGCGCCTTTCAACCACGTCAGTTGAAAGTGTGTCTCCAGATGGCTTGAAGACATGCAAATCGTTCATCGCGCCATTGTGAGGAGCAGCCAGTTTAAAATCATCACATGCCGAGACGAACACATTGATATGAATGGGTGAATCTACACTAGGACACACCAAATCATTCAACACAACCAACTCCAACACTCCATTATACTGATCTTCGATTTCAGGAGCAGTAATTAAACGTTGTGAGTCAGAAAAGTTAGATCCAGTATCATAGGGAGTGCCACACCGCTTCCATGGCTCCTTCTGACCCCATCCAATAACGATCTCAAAGTCATCAGTCTCAGCTATATCAATTACTCTTGAATACGTCGTATTGTATTCAACCGCACCTGATGTAAAACCATTTGGATCCCACCTGGCCAAAATACGACCTTTGTGGAAATCACTTTTGACAATTTGAAAACGGAATTTGATGGATCCTTGCCATGCCTCAAAAGCTGTGGCCATATGTGCCAAAGGGGTCATATGGATTTCTCCATTTCCACTCACATTCACATTATCCAATTGCATAGGCAATACGCGGGTGTTCCACAACAACTCATCGGTTGCCGTACCAGGCACCCAATCGAAATTTGTCAGATAAGACTCTCTCTTGACATAATCCAAGATCCCCATTTCATCTGAACCATCTAGTCCAGCAGTTCGGGAATCAACAGTGATCTCAGCCTTACTATCTAAAGTCAATTTCATGGCGCCATCACCTGCATCCACATTGGCTAAATTTCCAGTAGGACTAGGTTTGGTTTGTATGATATCTGACACAATATTCGGGCGCGAGTACCCGAACATCTGGGCAATTGAACTAGTGGCATTGGCTCCTATTTCGGTTGCACGCATATATGGTCCTATAATGGGCAATTTTGAAAGCAAACCTGCAGTTTTAGCGACAGCAGAAGCAGGTTTAGAAATGATGCCTTGACCGTATTCGTCCTTACCATTAATACTGTTCTTTGAATCCGCCTGTGACATGCGGCTCCCTCTCCGTCCACTCTGAGATGGAAGAGGTGGATCAGATGTGGTGGGAATAGTTAAGACAACATCTTCAGCCCAAATGTATGTGGTTACGGTGACAGGATCATCGCCTCCATTGGCATGCAATAAATTCTGAACAGACGATATTGTAATATCACCCATAAAATCCCAATCTCCTTCAGAAATACTCAAATAATTATCCGGGTAAAAGAAAGGTAAACAGAGTTCACCCCCTGTATTCTTCGTGGGATTCAGAAAGAAATGAGGCTTCTGAGATGCTTGGATCCAATCCTGGTTAATAAAAGCACGCTGCACAGTAATTTGATCGCCAAAAGTGAGTGGATTATATGATACTAAAGCACGACCATAGTGAAATTTCGTGCCGGAAATGACTGTTTTAACGTGCAATTTCATCCTAATCAATTCGAAATTTTTGATTTTATCGCGGACAAACTCATTCTCACAAAACTTTTGCCAAGGGTTAAATTTGTAATAAAAAGGTTGTCCAACCACCCAAGATTGTGCGGACTCTCGAATCGGTCGACTTAAGAAATTGCCAAGATTGCTGTCACTGTTATTGGCTAAATCCATAGTCGGTTCATACATGCCCACCTTCTCTGTCGTCCAACCAGCATCCTGGTCTGCAAAAGAAGTAATCTGTTCCTTTGAAAAGGATGAGGATTCTTTTTCAACAGTGCCCGGAGCAGGTTGTGAATCGGAAACATTTCCAGATTGGGACTCCAAAATTTGTCCTTCCAAAAAGGCTATGCGTTCCCTGAGTTGATGTTCATGTCGATACTTCTTTGCCAATTTACTCTTCAGCTCTTTAACACGTTCCCCCAACAATACCACTTCACGCACTTCGTCTAGTGTCTTAGTTTGTCTAACCAATGGTACTGTTTCATGTAAGTTGTGGTTTTTATTGAGGTCCACACCCTCACTAATAGTTTTAAGATAAGTAATGTAATTTACAAATATCGTGCGTGGTACATTAATCCTCCACACGACAGTGCTATTTTGTTGGGCGTCACCCCATTGCTAAATAACAATATATACAATGACTACTTGTGTAGCTGTCCATATATTTTAGGTAATACAGAACCCAATAATACATGCGTTAATCACACACAAGCAACTATTTTTAGCTTATCCAGCGCATAGTTGCGATGGCCCAAGGTACAAGGCCCCCGGGGCGGGCCATAGAAGTCGACCTAAAGGTCGAACTTCTCACGGTACCATGAGAGACGCTCATTGTAGCTCATAATAGGACCCACATATCCCTGT